TACTATAATACAGCAGCACCTGCAAATGGTATGATAATTTCAGGTAACGTTGGTATTGGAACAACTAGTCCTGGAGTTGAATTAGATGTCACTGGTCAAATAAGAGCATCAAGTGGATTAGAGATATCAGGAGGCAATATAAACCTTATAGACAATAGTCAATTACAATTAGGTACTGATGCTGATTTAGTTTTCTACAGCGACAATACACAAACGCTGATGCATAACTATAATAATAATTTAATTATTAAACAAGATGCTACAGATGGAGATATAATTTTTCAATCAGACGACGGCAGCGGCGGTACTGCAGAATACTTTAGATTAGATGGTGGTTTAGTTAATACAGTCATATCAAAAGATTTTAGATTTGAAGATAATGTAAAAGGTACTTTCGGAGCAAGTCAAGATTTAAAAATATACCACGACGGAGGTAATAGTTATATAGAAAATGAGACTGGAGATTTATACATAAGAAATAATTTTCAGGACAGAGATATTGTTTTACAAAGTGATGATGGTGGTGGGGGTGTTGCTACATATATCCAAATAGATGGCTCTACAGGTAAAGTTGATTTAAGTCATTATGGAAGTAAAAAGTTTGAAACCACAAGCACAGGCGTTAGTGTAACAGGAACTGCAACTGCAACCACTTTTTCAGGTGATTTAAACGGCACAATAAATACAGCAACTACAGCTGTAACAAAAGCAAACGCAACAAACGACACTACAGTAGCTACTACAGCATTTGTACAAAACTTGATAGGTACAATACCTGCGGGGTTAGTATTTCAAGGAACGTGGGATGCGGCTACAAATACACCAACACTTACAAGTGGATCAGGCACAACAGGTCATTTTTATATAGTATCAACGGATGGTTCTACTAATTTAGATGGTATAACTGATTGGAAAGTTGGTGACTGGGCTGTATTTGTAGAGCAAGGGGCTACAGACGCTTGGGAAAAAGTAGATAACTCTTCTGTATTAGACGGGTCTGGTACAGGTCAAAAAGTAGCATTATGGTCAGGTTCAGGTACATCTAATACTTTAACGGATGCACCTATAACAGTCAGTGGTAGTAACGTAGGTATTGGTACTACTAGTCCCTCTCAAACTTTATCTGTAGAAGGTAATATTGAGCTCGGAACTGGCGGGTACATATATGGAGACACTACAACACCTTACCTTAGATTAAATAATGCAGCAGGTGCGTTTTTAGGATACAGTGCTTCTTATGTTACAGTTGGCGGTCCAACAACTGTAGTCGACGCCGGCACATATGTAGCGAGATTTAGAAGCAATAAAGTAATATTTACTCAACCTTTATTTGTAGGTACATCTAATATTAATGACACGCCTACTGCTGAACTTCAAGTCAAAGGGTCAGGTACAACATCTGCAACAACAGCTCTATTAGTGCAAAACTCTGCTACAACTGAACTATTTAGAGTTAGGGATGATGGGAATGTGTATGCTCACGGGTCTGGTGCTGTAACTTCAAATACAGTATTTGGTAAAGATGCATTCATAAACAACAGTACAGGTGCTAACAATACTGCTATAGGCACAGAAGCATTAAGAGATAATTCTACAGGTTCAAAAAACGTAGCATTAGGTTTTAGTGCATTACTAAACAACACAGCATCTAATAATACAGCAGTAGGTTATGAAGCATTAAGAAACAACACAACATCGGTAGGAGTAACGGCAGTAGGATATTCGGCATTACGAAATAATACAGCTTCTTTAAATACAGCGGTAGGTTATGGTGCATCTCAATTCACCACAAGTGGTATAGGTAATATATCATTAGGTTATAATGCGTTAAATCGTAACTCAACAGGTAGTTTAAACGTAGGTGTTGGTACACAAGCATTAGAATTAAATACAACAGGAAGTAATAATGTTGCGTTAGGTTATCAATCGTTATATATTAACTTAGCATCTAATAATACAGCTGTAGGTCATCAAACATTATATAATAACACCACAGGAGCTGATTTAGTTGCTTTAGGTTATAGGGCTTTATATAATAACACAACAGGAATAAGAAACATAGCAATAGGTTATAATGCTTTAACTTTAAATTCTACAGGACTAGATAATGTTGCTGTTGGTGAAAGTGCATTATTTAACAATACAAGTTCGTTTAATACAGCTATAGGTAGAGAATCATTAAGATTTAATACTACAGGTGCTAATAATACAGCAAATGGTTTTCAGTCATTACGTAATAATACAACAGGAAGTAATAATGTTGCATTAGGTTATCAAGCAGGATATGAAACAGGAAATTTAACCGGCACTAGTAATACTTTTTTAGGATATAATGCATCTTACGGAACAGCTACCACGATCACAAACTCTACAGCGGTAGGAGCAAACGTTACATTGACTGATTCAAACACAGTTATATTAGGTAATAATGCAAACGTTGGTATTGGAATAACTAGTCCTGCTACTAAATTACACGTTCAAACCACTAGTGGTGTCACTGCTAGATTTGCATACGACAGCAACAACTATCAAGATTTAAACTGGGAAGGTAGTAATATCGTAGGAGGCTCTCATACATTTAAAATAGCAGGCTCTGAAAAAATGCGTATTGATTCTGGAGGTAAAGTTTTAATTGGCGTTACATCCAATCAAACTCAGTCTAAATTAACTTCAAGACAAGATGGAAGTTCAATTGAGTTTGGACACTTAAATCAAAGTGGACAATACTACGGAACTTTAGGGGCAATGTCTTCATCAGGTTCGCCGTTTATAGCATTTAGTGCTGATAATACAAACTCTAATACATTTACAACTAGAGGAGCAAAAGGTTTTGTTATTTCGCAAGACACTAACATAAGCGGGGATTTAATATTTAGTTCAGTTCCAAACGCAAATTTAGCAAACCAAAGTCTTGTTGAACGTATGCGTATCACCTCTGCAGGCAACATAGGTATTGGGACAACTTCTCCATCAGAAAAACTTTATGTGGCAGGTAGTATAGGCGTAAATACAGGACAGTCATTAAAATGGGGAGCAGGAGCAACGAGGATAGTAGGAGTTGATGGTTCATACATTGCGATGTATCCAAATAATTCAGAAAAAGTAAGATTTTTATCTAACGGTAATGTACTTATAGGAACAACTACAGACAGCGGTTATAAATTAGCAGTGGAAGGTTCAGTCGCTGTTCAAAACGCTCAAAATTTATGGATAAGAGGAGGTCGTATTGGATTTGAAAATACTGCATTAAATAACGCTGCATATATATATAATATTGGAGCATCAGGAAGTAGTAAGTTAAATATAGCAGATAGTCTATATGTTGTGGAAGCAGGCAACGTAGGTATTGGAACTACTAGTCCAACCACACCACTACACGTAGCAGGAATTACTCAGATAGTAGAAAGCGGTAATACTGCTTTTTATGGAGGCAACTACGTAAGAATGTTCAATAACCAAAATTATAATTTTAGAAATTCTGGCGGAACTACTATAGCTAACATAGCTATGAGCGGCAATACGTATTTTAATGGTGGTAACGTAGGTATAGGAACTACGAGTCCTGCGCATACTTTATCTATAAACGGTACGGTTTCTTCTAATTTATTTAGAGGGTATACGTATCCTGATAATTCATTTTTAGATTTTGACAAAGACGATACTGTAGCAATCAATTACACAGCTTTAGCAAGTATAGGAAGAATAGCTTACCTAGCAGATACAAATACAAATGAACCCGCTACTAATGCTGCGCACGAATTTTTTACCGGTACCTCAGATATAGATACTGCTACATCTCTAATGATTATTCAAACAGACGGCAATGTAGGTATAGGTACTACAGGTCCAGTCGCACCTTTAGACGTAAATGGTAATATACAGATAACTGGAGTAGGTAACACGTTAATATTTGACAACTCATCGGTAAAATGGCAGCAATATGTAAATGGAAATGAGTTTACATTAAGATACAATGGTGGTGTTTGGAGTGAAAGACTTAGAGTAGATACAGATGGTAATGTGGGTATTAGCACTACTAATCCTACGGAAAAACTAGATGTAAACGGAACTGTAAAGTCAACTGGTTTATATGTCACGTCAACACCTAGAATAGATGCAGGTGGTGGTAGCCAGCCAGGTCCAACACCTCTTCAGTCACCTTCTGATGCTATCGTTAAGGCAGGTGGTGATACGGCTATATATTTATCAGAACCTGATGAATGGTTAGTGGTTAATATAGGTGGAGTAGATTATGTAATACCGGCGTATCTATGATGAAGTTAACACCTGAACTAAGAAAAAAAATTGAAGCTAAAGGGAAGAAAATAATTCCCATATCTTTGCAAGAACTTAGTAAAGCTAAAAAAATAAAAAAGAAAAATTATGACAAATTATGATTGGAACTGTAAAACAGTAGACGCTTATCCACAAGATGGAGATTACACAGATGTAGTGTACAATGTACATTGGATTGTAACAGGAACTTCAGATTCTGAAGGTGTTACTTATTCATATACTATTATTGGTACGCAAGTATTAGATACTAGTGTTATCACAGATTTTATTCCTTTTGATGAACTAACTAACGAACAGGTAGTAAGTTGGACTAAGTCTGCAATGGGTGAAGAGCAGGTGGATAGTATTGAGACTGCTATTCAGTCTGAAATAGACAATTTAATTAATCCCACAAGTGTTACTTTGACTATAGGAGAGTCCGAGTAATTTTATTATATTTGTAGTAAAATTATAATCAAATGGAAAAATTAACGCAAGAAGAATTATCTAATTTACAAAAAGTAATTCAAGAATTTAATCAAGCAAAAATACAACTAGGAGAAACTGTAATTGCACAGCAAAATCTTTTAGAAAGTGTAAAACAAATTAAACTAGCTTACTCTGACATAGAGAAAAGTTTAATGGAAACTTACGGAACAGATGCTTTGATTAACATTGAAACAGGAGAAATTTCTAAAGAAGAAAAAAAAGAAGAATAAACTATGGCACAGATAAGTACTTACTCATCAATACAGACTCCAACATTAGACGATAAGTTAATTGGAACTGATATTGAAAATGAAAATTTAACTAAAAATTTTACTATATCAAGTATTTTATCTTTAAAAGCTATTAGTTCTACTTCGGTATTATCTTCAGTAGATAACACAAATCAAGAGCCAAGCGGCTTAGATTCCCCATTACAGGTAACATTTGGAGCTGCTCAAGGAGCAGCTTCTGACCCTGTTATGTTAGATGCACTTGGTAACATTACATTTAACCAAGCAGGACTTTACTTGTTTAATGGGTATGGAAATTTTGAAAGACAAGGCTCTTCAGGTGGAGTTACTGTAATTTTATTTAGAGCATTGTTAAATGGAGTTCAAACAGGACCTACTAAAGGTGTTGAGCTTTCAGGTACAGGCATTATGTTTCCTTATGAATTAACTTTACCTATACAAGTTAGTGCAGGAGATGTTCTTACTTGGGAAATTATGAGAGATAGTTCAGGCGTAAATGCAGGAGGGTTATATATTCACACAAATAGTGGACCTTGGTCTAACGTGCCATCTTCTGATATTAGAATATATAAGCTAGGGTAGTGGGTATAATTAGAAAAATATCTATTGGTCCTGATTACAAATCAGGTGCTATGCATTACATTACGGGTCAAAGGGTTCTTAATGATACATACATTATACATTTAATAAAATTTAATAATACAAGCCAATCAATAGAGATATGGATCGAGTCTAAAGATGAAATAGTTCTTTGGAAAGAGTTTACTCATACCGTGCCAATATCTATTGAATACAATATAAGATTTTAATGAAATCACCGTTTAGCTTTATAGTAAAGCCAATTGACGGAAAGAGATACAGTAATACAAAAGAAATAGCAGGTCTAGATCTTATTGTAAGCACATCGGAAGAAGATCATAAATTTTCTAACAGATATGCTGAGGTTATCGAAACTCCAATTGGCTACACAGGAGGCATCACAATAGGTGACACCTTACTTGTGCATCATAATGTATTTAAGTTTTACAACGATATGAAAGGTAGGCAGAAAAGTGGAAAGAGCTTTTTTAAGGATGATCTTTTTTTCGTAGACTTAGATCAATTTTTTATGTATAAAAACAAAGATGGTTGGAATGCATACGATAGGTATTGTTTTATAGAACCAATAAAAAGAGAAGACTCTATTATATTTAAGAATACTGTAGAAGAACCTCTAGTTGGTATTATGAAATATCCAAATGAATATCTTGTTTCAAAAGGAATAAATCCAGGAGATAGAGTTAGCTTTACTCCTGAAAGTGAGTATGAATTTACGGTAGATGATGAGAAGTTATATAGGGTTTACGATCATCAAGTAACAATTAAATTATGAACGTAAAAGAAACAAAAAAGAAAATAATAGAAGCAGGTCACAGAGCTGTTGAACAATTAATAAAAGTGGCTAAGGAAGATATTATTAAGCACGACCCCCAAGATGATTTGGCTGCTGATAAATTAAAAAATGCAGCAGCTACAAAAAAGCTAGCAATATTTGATGCGTTTGAAATACTAAATAGAATAGAGCTTGAACGAGAGTCTTTAGAGTCTGCTGAAAAAGGAGAAAGTAAAACATCAACAAAACAAGGATTTGCAGAAAGAAGATCAAAATAATTTGTACGTACAATTACACGACTATATACCAAAGAGTGTATTGTCTAGTAAAAATAAAGCTAAGTCTTGGTCGTATGGATATAACGAAAAATATGATGTTGTAATAATATCTAAAGATGGTACTTTAGGAGAAATAATATCTATAAATGGCTTGATAATAGGTCTACCATTAGCCCCTAAAAATATAAAAAAAAGGAGCAAAGATAATAAAAAAGAACAATATTGGGAAAGATCGGAGTTGCCTAAAGAGCTTGATAAGATTCAATCTATATTTCATTGGAATGAAAAGCCATCTGAGTTTAAGGACAGGTGGGTTGATTATATTGAATCTGAGTTTGATTCAAGAGAGTATGGGTATTGGTTTATGAATAATGGCGTGCCAACGTATATTACAGGATCCCACTATATGTACTTGCAATGGACCTCAATTGATATTGGATACCCGGACTATCGTGAAGCAAATCGTATATTGTATATTCATTGGGAGGCTTGTAAGGCTGATAAAAGAAGTTTTGGGCAAGTATATTTAAAAATAAGGCGTTCAGGTTTTTCATTTATGTCTTCGTCTGAATGTGTTAATACGGGAACTCTTGCAAAAGATGCAAGGGTTGGAGTTCTGTCAAAAACAGGATCTGATGCGAAGAAGATGTTTACTGATAAGATTGTGCCTATAAATAGTAGGCTTCCTTTTTTCTTTAAGCCTATAATGGATGGTATGGATAAGCCGAAGACAGAGCTTGCGTTCCGTATTCCGGCATCGAAGATTACCAAGAAGAATATGTACGACACGGATGATAGCGAGTTGTACGGATTAGATACCACTATTGATTGGAAGAATACAGATGACAACAGCTATGATGGTGAAAAGTTATTATTGTTAGTGCACGATGAGAGTGGCAAGTGGATTAAGCCGAATAATATTCTAAATAATTGGCGAGTAACTAAAACCTGTTTGCGATTAGGTAGCAAGATTATAGGTAAGTGTATGATGGGTTCTACATCCAATGCACTTAGCAAAGGTGGAGATAATTTTAAAAAGTTATATAATGACTCT